TATGCGTTCCATCAACGCAGGCAGGTCCGCAGCAGTATACCGTGCAAGGTTTCCCATGATTGTAGCTCCTTTAAAAGCGAGTTTGTTTTGTGTGATCCCCGAAGGCAATCACATATATTTATAGCACACTTTTAAAAATCAGGAGTTCGGTTTACCCTTCTTTTTCTTTTTTCTGTTTCTAACGAAAGGAATTCTCAATTCCATATTCATAGTTCCAGTTTCGCCAAAAACACCTTTACTCATTGCATATAAACCGGCAGCAATACCAGTCGCAATAGATGCCCCTCCTATATCATCAAATCCCTCAAAGTCATATGCTTTTCTAATAACAATATTATTACCTTCTATCTTTGCACCATCTCCCCTAGCAGTATCGAGAACTCCAATAGAATTTCTCAACCCTTCACTACGTCCAATAGTATGTTGCAGCTGACCATTAATACCCAATTCTATAAGTTCATCAGTAGCATTAGATGAATGAGTATTTACCAAATCTCGCAATAACTTTTTATCTTCGGAACTAAGTAAATTTGTTAGGTCTTGTGGTTTGGGATCTCTATTCTTATTCCAATCAACGTGATAATCAAAAACTCTTTTAGCAGTTCCAGCACCAAAAGCATTTGCTATGTGATCTAATATACCATCTTGAGAATCTTGAGAAGCAACCTTTGTAATCTCTCTCCCCATTTTATATGGATCATAATTAAAGGATGGTTGTTCAGGAGTATCTTGAACTCTTGCATTCATAAGTTCATCAGCACCAACTTTCTGTGCAAACTCTTGCGATGCATCAAGTTGTGGATTTACATCTTTAAAATTAGTTCTTCTAGGCATCAGGTATTCTTGTTCTATTGGTGCCTTTGGTTGTTCACCAATCTGCAAATAAACATCGTCGCTATATTGAGCATTAGTAACATTCCATGCTTTTGTTCCACTAATATCTTTAACGTTCCTTGTCAATTCCATTGGTTGACTAGGATCACAAGGAACCAATCTAACAACCCTAACATTATTCAAAAGATTAGATCCAAAATCTCTAGTATTTGTAGGAATTATAGCAACATAAGAATTACCCACCTTTGTAATCCCAGCATCTCTTTGAACATTTCTATAAGAAGTTCCAAAAGATTTTAAAGTTGCTTCAATATCCTTTTGCTGCTGTTCTTTTTTTCTTTCCCATTCTTTCATCTCTGCCTTATATTTTTTCTGTGCTTCCGCATATCTTGGATTTAACTTTGCCGTATATCCCTGAACACCAATCTGACTGAATGGTGGAGCATCGGTTGTATGCACTTCACCAAATCCCTGATCAATCGTTATACTGGTTGGATAATTTTCAACACCATTAAGACCAGAATATGTAAATATAATTGGTTTCCCAGTCTCATAATTTACCTGCTGCTCTCCACCAACAAAATATCCGAATGTTGTGGAAGTACTATTGGTTGGTCCAGAACCTTCAATAGGTGCCCACTCACCAAACTCTCGGAGATTCTCTCTTCTCCAATCAGACTTAAAGGGTTTTGCTTCTTCTTGTATTTGCCTTCTTTCTTTTTCTACTTCTTGCAGTTCTTTTAATTTTTGAGCAGCACGTTCTTTTTGCTCACCAATCTGCCTTTGGCGAGTTTTCTTGAAGTCGTTTCTACCAACGTGATGTAATATTCTACTCATTAAAAAAGGAAGGTCCTTGCCTTCCTTTATTTATCTTTATTCAGTTACTTCAACCTTCTTCTTTTTCGATCCAATATTGTACTTAGTTTCGAGAATCCAGTCCTGCTTGTCTTTGTAAGCAAGTACTTTAATCTGATTAAGCGGAGCGATATCCTGAATTTTAGAGACATCTACAATACCAATTAGACCCCAATCGGCAAGCAGTTGAGCAATACGATTGCGGCGTTGAACATCATTAACCGTAAGGTTGGCGTGTTTGCCATCCAATGCAAATAATTCTTTAAAATGTACAAGGTAGTATCTACCTTGCTTATGTAAAATGTGACAGGATTGATAGATTTTTTTCTCTTTCCTTGATGCCACTCCGATTCTAGTCAAAGTCTCACGCACTTTCAAAAAGTCGTCGGGTTCATTAAGAACCACTTCAACCATTTGTTCAGGTGTCCACTTCACTTCGGGTTCTTGAACCACGCTCATTTTTTTCCTCCAATATCAAATTTTGATTTAATAAAATTAAGTTGTTCTTCTGTGAGAATTTTCAAAGATTGTTTTGCCTTTTCATTACTATAACCATAATAACGTTTGACATAATCAAGGTCTTTGATTTTATCCTGTCGGAGCCAGGGAGAGAATCTCTTCTTTTTCCTGAGACTATTTAGATAAAAATCATATTGCATTTTCTTTGGAAGAAAATGATGCTGGTTCATCTCATTTGCAAATATAATTGCATCAAGATGACCCGAAAAACAACGGTTGATGATATAGGGAGGATATTCTTTTTCAAGAGATGGATCTTCATCAATCAGATTTTCTTTAGTCTGATTAATACTATTCAACCAATCCTTTAGTTCCATAATTAAAAAGTAAAAGTTCCTTGCGATCTTTTTGTTCACGCATATACTCACCAACAGATCGCATAGTATATGTCAAATCAAATTCACCTGTTTGCCATCCATCAAATCTATCTTTGATAAGTTGAGATGAATTATAGGATATAAGTTGAGGACCAACAAATCGGTCACACTTAATAGCAAAATGGTCGTGATTAAATCCACTATGCATACTTCCTTTCTTACCATACAGATTAGAACCAATCTCATATGGTGGATCTAAGTAAGTAAAAATGTTCTTATGGTCAGTAAGAAGTTGCTCATAACTGAGATTGGTAATCTTCCAGTTCTCAATTATCTTTGTGTATCCTGGAAGTTTTTCAATTCCTCGCATTGAGAAGTTGGAGTCACTTGCTTGTTTGCTGAAGGAGGATGACTCGGTGAGACCAGAAAAAGAACACTTATTGATAGTATAAAAACTGACAGCACGCCATAAAGCGTCATTATTGGATTCATCATTTAAATACTCCTTTGATTCAAGGAAAAGACCTTTTGCAGAAATAGGATCAGGATGCCTAGATTTAAGTTCCTGAAGTTTCTTATATAGGTTATGCCCATCATCCTGGAGAACTCTCCAAAAGTTATAGAGAGGTTCATACAGATCATTTACCCACACATCAAGATGTGGATACTTTTTAGTAATGTGAATTGCAACACTACCGCCACCTAAAAAGGGTTCACGATATTCACTATACCCATCAAGATTAGGAATGTATTGATCTAGTTTTGTACAGGCACGGGATTTACCCCCTGGATATCTGAGGGGAGTCTTGAGAGATTTCATAATCAGGTTTGTTGTATTTCAAAAATTCCCAGAAGGTTAATTTCATTTCCTTCTCAGTCATACCACAATGCTTTGCAGCATTAGGCAAATTCATTGTAGCACGAAATAAACTATCGTTTGCTTCTGCCACATTTTGAGGAGTGGTTTTTACCTTTGGTTCAACTAAGGTATTTTTATCAATTTTTAGTAGTCCCATTAGAAAGTATTAGGATTATTGGTGTCCAAAAGTTCTACAAGATAGTTTTGAAAACTTAATGTGCTTTCTGCCATCACCCTATATCCAGTTCCGACATATAATTGTCCCAATAAAACTGATACTGTAGCAGTTCCCCAGAAAATATAGTAGAACTTGGACTTAACTTGACACTTTTTAGTTTGTTTCATAATTAAACAATCAATTTTTTAGTATCTGGAGTAATTAGTTTACTTCCAAACATTTCATTGTACTTTTTAGCAACATCATCTTGAAGTGCCACCACATATACAATGTGGTTTTTAGACATTTCAATCTCAGGTTCATCTTTACTAATAACTGTTGCCCAAGGAGCAAATCCAACACCCTGAGCACTAGGAAGAACTACCAAACCGTTTTGAACGGTAATAGTATTATCAGTTTCAGAGAGAACCTCTGCGATTATTTCTTCACCAGTTACGATACGAATTAGTTTACAGTTCATTTTTTAGATTCAAGTTCATTAATTAATCGTTCAATTTGTTTCTTGTCTGTACCACAAGGAGCATTTCTTAAGCAGATAAGAGTAGCAGCAGTATCAGAGATTGAGGGTTTGATTGTAAACCCCCACTTGTCAACTTCACCTTCTATAGGTGCTTCACAAGGATCAAATTCGTGTGGCATTAAAATCCTCCACCTTTACTCTTTTTCTTTGATTTAGGTAACAACTCTTTTAGTTCTTTCTCTGAGTAATCTTGACATAGTTCGAGCATCTTATCTAAAGCATATTGAAATTGAGAACCTGCACTCATTTTACTAAGTAGATGATGTGCTACATCATATCTAAGTTCTTCAAGTTCATTCTTATTCACTTGAATTCACACTCAACCATAATCTCAGTTAGACAAGCAAGCATATTTATTTCTTGGTCGGCAACGAATGCTGCCTGATACTGATACTTAGCAATAATGAGCACAGCAGCAGGAACAGTAGAGTTTGTAAGGGATGAATAACAAGCATCGTAAATACGACGCATAAGTACAGTAGTATCATTGTCCAAATTAGAAACGATCCACTTACGAACCTCCGCAAAGTTCTTACCCTTAAGATTTTTGACAAGTTCATTTACAGCAACATCAGAGAACGTAGCAAGAATACCAGAATCAATCTTTCCACTAACAGAATATCGTTGAATCTCATTGAGTACACGACGCCAGTCTGGGAAGTGCTTGTTAACAAGTTCTACCAGGACCTTGTTATCATATTCAACACCTTCTGTATCCAAGATTTCTTGGAGACGCTTGAAGAATTGTGCTGCAATGGATTGTCGATCTTTTCCTTTAATTCCAAACTCAATGACTGCACATCGGGAGTGGAGGGGTTCAAGAATTTTATTCTTATAGTTGCAGGTGAAGATGAATCTGCAGTTACCAGCAAACTCCTCAATAAACGCCCGTAGGAGGAGTTGTACATCGTTGGATGTGTTATCTGCTTCATCAATAATGATGACTTTGTGTTTTGCAGTTGAAGAAAGCGAGACGGTCGAAGCGAAATTCTTCGCATTGTTTCTGACCGTATCCAGAAAGCGTCCCTCATCGGATCCATTGATGACATAACAGTCAACTCCAAGTTCATTACAGAGTGCCTTTGCTACTGTAGTCTTACCAATACCTGGTGGACCAGAAAGAAGCATATTAGGTATCTCTCCTTTATCTAGGAAAGATTGAAATGTCTTCTTTGTTTGTTCAGGGAGGATACACTCTTCAATAGTCTTTGGGCGATATTTCTCAACCCAAATAAAGTCGCTCATAATAATAAAAAAATTAGTTATTCAAAAACAGGCATAATACGTTTCCGCATTTCCCTAAGATCTTCTAGGTTGTTTCCATAATGACCAAGATTCATATGGATACAATCAATAAATCTCAAATCTTCACGTTCTGCATCATAAGTAAAAAAGTCACAAAATTTAATGATCTCTTGAGGAACCTCTATCTGCTTATATTCATAATCAATAAACATAGTCAGATCCAGTCAGGTTTACGATGTGGCAACCTAAGATAATTATCGCATACCCAAGGTTTAGATGCAATATACATCTTATAAGCAGTGAAGATATCAATGCTTGTATCATACTTGAACTCGTCAGGTCCGGCAAATACAAAGGGGGTTGTGCCCTTTCCACTACGACCTTGTGGATCTGCGGTAGGAAGTATCTCCTTTGCTGCTAGAAGGGTCTTGTGGCAGGTGTGGACCTTACCATAGCGAGCAGTGTATTCATCACACATAGCAAGACCATGAGCGAGTAACCATTGCCAGTTTAGCACAAATTCACTCGCCCAGATAGTGCATGGATGATTACGGAATGCACC